ACCGAAGAGACGAGTTAGATGTATTTCTACCACATATGGTGGAGTTTTTATCTAATAAACAAATAGACTATAAAATATTTGTTGCGGAGCAATCTGACGATAGACCCTTCAACTACGGTAAATTATGTAACGCGGTTGTAAATGAAATTAAAGATAACTTCGATTATTTCTGTTTCCACGATGTTGATCTACTACCTAAGAACGATAGTTCTGAATATTATTATGTGGACACCCCTACTCAAATATTCGGATATAGAGAAGGTGATGGTACTGACTTACCCTACGAACAGTTCTTTGGTGGAGTTGTAATATTTCCAAAAGACGTATTTGACGAAATTAATGGATTTTCAAATGATTATTGGGGTAAAGGATATATTGATTTAGATCTCCTACACAGGTGTGCAACATCCAAGGTTAAAATGAACAAAAAGTATGGATACTCTAATAATGAAATATTCAAAACAGATTTTAAAGATAGGAAGATAAGTAGATATGGTTCGTTGATTTCATTACAACCTAAATCTATTTTTATGACTAAACCGTCGAATAATCTATTGAATGATTTCACTATTTCATTTTTTTACAGGGAAGAGGAAATCCCTATAAACAAAAACACCTTCTTTAGGACACATAATGGTTGGGATTTTCAAGTATTCTCTAACGACAATCAGGTGATTGTTCAAATGTTCAATACCGATATGAACATGTTCCAAATCGAAATTAAAGATCTTGATTTATCAGTATTAAATCATTTTGTGGTGACACATGATAGTGAGAATAAGTATGTTCATATATACGTCAATTCAAATCTAAGTGAAGAGATTACCTATCATGGTGAGTTAAGGGTTAGGTCCGCGACATTGTTGATAGGTGATGTTGACAACCACAACTTTATTAACCTATATGATTTTAAATTATTTAAGAGAAAATTAAATGATTTTGAGATCAGTAAAGAATACTATTATGGTATCGATGCGGATTGGTTAGATCTTAGAAAACCTTGTCTTTTTAAGGAAAATTCCGTATTATTAGATATGACCGCATCGGTATGGCAGATTGGTGGAATGATTGACATTAAAACGAAATTTCATTTTAAGGATCCCACAGAAATATACACTCCGAACAGGAAGGAAGGTCAGTTTGATATCGAAGGATTAAAATTCGAAGAATTAATCGATACCTATGATCCTGACATAATTGAAAACAAACTAACCTATATGGATTTATTGGAAGGTAAAATAGATAGTAAGAAATATGGGTTGAACTCAATTAATTACAAAGTCCTGAATAAAACAACATATGATGATAACACAGAATGGTACAAGATAGTTACATAGAGTTTACAGAACCCGTAGTTAATAAATTGGAGGGGTTTGCGGACACCTTAGAAAATATCAGATACGAATCTGATGATTGGTCTGTTGTGGTATCACTCTTTTTGTTGTATCTCGAATCTAATCTTAAAGAATCTAACATCTACGATTTTGTTTTTAAAACGGACGAGAGTAAGTCCGTAAAATTGAAATTACAAGAAGAAAAAAAGATCTTATTCGATGAAATTAATAAGAACGTTAAGAGGTTAGAAGAGTCACCGAATATTGTAAATGAAAAGTGGGATCAGGTAAGGGAACATTACGACACTATAAAAGAAACTGAGGACACCTTAAATTCTTCTATTGAAAAACATTATGAAAATATAAAATCCATAGAGGAGGAACTACAAAGGAAAGTACAGGAGGAATACGATCAAATTAAAAAATTGGAAACCGAACGAAATGGTATTGTCGATGGGGAATATTTTGAGATTAAGTCTTTAGAATCCGATATCGAAGACATACATAAAAACACTTCTACTATAAGTGCGGAAAATGACGACTTATATAAGAAGGTGGAGGTTATTGATCATAAACTTTCTGAAATAGAAAATCACATAGAAGATTCTGAATGGAAAGTGGAATTGGATAGTCCCGAAGAGAAGGTATTCGAGACCATCAAAAATAATTTAATATTAAATAAAAGACTAAAATATGGCGACATCTGATAAAGAGAATTTAAATAAGAGGGGTGTAGAAGCCCTCGAAAGAATTGCAGATTCATTAGAAGGAATAAACAATTTTGTTTACGAATTAGATACCGCATCATGGTCCCAAAGACTTGAATGGTACCTGAATGAGTTTTATGAATTAAGCAAAGCCAAGACTATTGGTGGGACAAATAGACCAAAACGAGAATATGAAGAAGAATCTGGCGATAATAGTACCGTATAGGGATAGACCCAATCATCTTAGAACGTTCATTAAGTATATGAGTGATTTCCTACCCCAAAATGGGATAGAGGAATATCAAATATTCGTGGTGGAACAGTCGGATAACGGACCTTTTAATAGAGGTAAACTTCTAAATATTGGATCTAAAATTGCAATTGATGAAGGGTTCGATTACTTGTGCTTTCATGATGTTGATTTATTACCTATTGATGTAGACTACAGTTATCCAAAATACCCAACATCATTAGTTTCTAAAGTTGAGAATAAGGAGGGTGATATATTGTTTAGATATTTCGGTGGTGTAACCATCTTTAATACCGAGGACTTCGTTGGTATCAACGGATATTCAAATAACTATTGGGGATGGGGATTCGAAGATGACGACTTATTCCATAGAGTTACTCATGGTGGTTTATTCTTCGACACCGAGAAAGTTGGTGTGGACAATTACAGTAAGTATTCTGTCGAGATTATCGAGGATGGGTACTGCAGAGTTGAGATAGAAGAAGACTTCTTAACCAACGATTTCAATATTGATACAACAATTAAAGTTAATTCAAGGTACTTTAACGAAAATAAAGAATATGATGAGTACCCATTAATTTGTATACCGGGTTATAATATAGGTCTATTCTACAACTCATTCAACCGTTTCTTTTTTCAGGTCTTCGATAAGGATAAGAAACCTTATTCAATCACCACTGATGTCTTAGATGATGTCACATCATCATTTAGAATCATTAAAAAAGATAGAAAGGTTTCTATGTTTATGAATGACGTGTTTGTTGGTGAGGTTACAATGGATAATGACATATTAGATCTACAAAATAAGTTTATGTATGTGGGATCTATTTCAGATAAGGAAAGAGTTGAGTTTGATATGAACTTAATAACCCTAAAGTTGAATGGTATTAAGTGTTCAACAACAGATCTAACGATGTATAAGTCACAAGTAACCGATCGAGAGATTAACCATTCAACGTCGATACCTAAACCAATAAGAAGGCATGGGATTTTCAGGGAGTTATACCATGACAATAATGCATCCGTAGAAAAGAATTGGATACATAAGGAAACAAGAAATAATCAAATCTATTATAACAACATAGTAAAACAAGGATTAAACGATTTTACTAATGAGGGTTTGAATAGTTTAGAATATGAATTAATAAAAGATAAGAACCTTAAGGGTTATAGAAAATTAACAGTTCAAATATGAGTCACAAATTAGGTATTTGTATACCATATAGAGATAGGGAGGAACACTTAAAGAGATTGGTACCCCACTTAAGAAAACACTTAAATAGACAGGGTATAGATCATAAATTTTATGTTGCTCACCAAGTCGATGATAAGTTATTTAATAGGGGTGCAATGAAAAATATTGCAGCAAAAAGAGCGTTCGAGGATGGATGTGATTACATTGCTTGGCATGATGTTGATATGTTACCCTATGATGAGACTTGTGATTATTCGTATCCTGAAGAGACCCCAATACATATCGCCACTCAACTATCAAAGTACGGATATGATATGAGTTATGATCAATACTTCGGTGGTGTCATCCTTTTCAATAAGGAACAGGTTGAAAGAACTAATGGATACTCTAACGATTATTGGGATTGGGGTATGGAGGATGACGACCTGTTTTGGAGGGCTTACTATGAGGGGTATACCACCGGTAAAGTAATTGACAGTAAAACTAATAGACCTTCGTTATACTTTAATGGAGATACTTCTCATGTTGAAATTCCATCGAATAGGAGGGTTGTGGAGTACTTAAATAGGAATCATACGATAACCTTATTAGTCAAAACCCAACAACAAGAGGATAAGGTTCCAATATGGTTAGTGGGTGATGAGGATAGACAGTTCATCGAGTACCCAATCTTTAGAAAAAGTGGGGGATTCAACTATGGAATATCATTCAACAACTCAAGAGCAATGACCTTTCAATTATTTGATATGACAAGGGCACCGATTTATAATTGGATAAAGAGGTTTGAGAACATGTGGACAAGACTTACCATATCCATTGATGCGGAGAATAAGAAAATGTATTGTTACGTAAATGATGAGTTGGCGACCAATGTTAGGAATAAAAAGGAAGAAAGACCATTAGATTTTGATAATAGATTATTAAGATATGATCTAAGAAATCCATTTTATTTAGGTTTCGACCCACAAGCAAACACAAGACTCAAAGGTGAAATTGCCGAGTGTAAGGTATATAATAGATTCTTCTCACCCGAAGAGATATCACATGTCTTTGAAGGTGGTAGTGATGGTGCAGTTATGGATCTCGACTTTGAAAATATTAGTGATGGTAAAATCACAGATAAGGTTAATGGTGTTGTTGGTACTTTAAATGATGTAGAAATTAGAAATACCGACATCGAAATCGTTGAAAACATATTACCATATAGAAGAGATGGTAAGTTTTACTGTTTACCACATTTGGACTTAGGTTTTGTTAATGGTAAGTGGCATCAAGGAGAGACCACCGCAAAGAACGAAAAGAGATTCGTTAGGGAAATGCAACAAAAGAAAATCGACTATAAAAACGACGGAATGTCTAATCTCAAATACGAATTAGTGGAAACTATTATGTTTGACGATGATTGTGAAATGTTAAACGTAAAACTGTAATGTCAAATACTAATTTTGAAGAGACTAAAAATAAATTAAACTCTGTTGGGTGTGGGATGTGTCTTGCAAAATGGACACAAGTCACCATGCATTTACAAACAGGTTTTAACCACTCATGTCACCACCCAAGTGTACATAAAATCCCCGTAAGGGAGGTGGAGAAAAATCCTAAGGCATTACACAACACCATCTTCAAAAAGTATAAGAGAAAGGAAATGTTAACGGGAGGTAGACCTTCCGAGTGTGAATACTGTTGGAACATTGAAGATAACTCAGATGTATATTCTGATCGTATCTATAAATCCTCAGAACCGTGGTCTAAACCTCACTTCGATGAAATCGTTAACTCGGATTGGAAGTCAGATTTTAATCCGAGATATGTGGAGGTGTCATTTACCAACACATGTAACTTCAAATGTTCTTATTGTGGACCCGCATATTCATCTAAATGGTTTCAGGAATCGAAAGAACACGGAGGATATCCAACACAACCATCATTTAATAGTTATGAAACCATGGTTGCGGAAGGTAGTGTACCCATACTACAGAGTGAATACAATCCTTATGTCGAGGCGTTTTGGAAGTGGTGGCCCGAACTCTATGAAGACTTAAACACATTTAGAATTACAGGAGGAGAACCTCTACTATCTAAAGACACATGGAAAGTATTGGACTACATAATCGAACACCCAAACCCAAATAAAGAATTAAAATTTGCAATTAATTCTAATTTAGGTGTGGTTGACGGACTTATCGATAGAATGATTGAGAAACTCAAGAGAATTATAGATGAGGATAGAGTCAAAGAGGTAATACTATTCACTTCAGTGGATGCGTGGGGTGAACAAGCGGAGTATATAAGAAATGGACTCGAGTTTAATAAATTTTGGGATAACCTTAATAAAGTATTAAGTGAATTACCTAAAGTTACGGTAACCATTATGTCCACTTATAACCTAATGAGTCCCTTTACTTATAACAAACTAATAAAGAACGTCCACCAATTAAAATATGACCACTATAATGAAGATAGATTTTGGTTACACCCAATATTGTTAGATACTTCTTATTTAAGATATCCAGCTCATCAATCGGTTAAATTACTCACCGATGAACATAAGGAATTAATACTAACCAATGCTGAGTTATCACTTTACTTAGGTGTTCCTGTTTTTGATAATAAACACATGGGTATGACAGAAGTTGAAACCGAAAAAATAAAGAGAATTTATGATTGGTCTATTTCTGAGTCAGGTGATGATAAAATCATCGAAAGACAAAACTTTAAAAGGTTCGTTCTTGAACATGATAGACGTAGAGGGACTGATTTTATTAAGACGTTCCCTGAATTAGAAGAATTCTTTAATAAAATTAAGATATGACAATAGAACACGGAGAACCATGGTTATTGTGGCCCGATACGGTCTCATATGGAATAAATAAAGGAGACATAGGTTCCGTTTTTGAGGGTGGAAATGATTTTACCATCAATATGAGGGTTAAAATACTAAGTAAGGAACCATCTAAGAGGACTTTATTTGCGAAACTACCTAACTACATGGGATTGGACGTGGAAAAAGAAAACAATAACCTTCTTTTCATCTGCAATTTTGAAAAAGATGGTAAAGTGGAGGCAGAGTATCTTTTCATAAACAACGAATTAGGTTGGGATTGGAATTTTATAACTATCAGATATAATAAACAACTTAACTACATTGAGGTTTTAATTAATGATATGGTAGTACTTGAAAAAATGATGGTTGGAGGTCAAAAATTAAGTGTGGGTCATGAACCTCATATTCTTTTTGGGTCAGGTAATTTCCCTCATAATGGATTTAACCTAAACTACTGTGAATATGACATTGATCATTTATTAATATCAAAAAAATACTTATCTTTTAATAATATCAAATCAATCTATGAAACCAAGGACGTTGGTGATTATGAAGTGGTTGGGTTGTACGATTTTAAAGAGAAGACGAATTACAAAGTATATGATTTTACAGGTAATTGTAATTTCATTCATAAAATTTTAGAAAAATAATATGGGTATAATAGCAAAAAAACACGATGAGAGTTATCTCGACTACAGAGATCGTGTGGTGAACAAGGTTTCACCTTCTTTCTGTGGTGCAAAATGGTATAATGCAACTATTTGGTTAGGTAATGGTACGACGGCGAGTTGTCACCACCCACCCGCACATAAAATTCCTTTAGAGGAGGTGGCAATGAACCATAAAGCAATCCACAACACACAATATAAGAAACTCATAAGAAAACAGATGTTGGAGGGTGAGAGACCCAAAGAATGTGAATACTGTTGGAAGATTGAAGACTTAGGGCCTGAAAAGATATCCGATAGGGTACATAAATCTGTTATTTACACTGATGAGGAATTGAATGAGTGTAAGGAAACCTTTGGATGGGAGGAAGATGTTGATTTAAAGACGTTAGAAATTGCATTTGACCCTAATTGTAATTTTGGTTGTTCTTATTGTAATGCTTCCTTTTCAACACAGTGGCAAAACGACGTTAAGAAGAATGGTGCATATCAGAATTTAGTGTCTGACGGTGCAGCGGCGTTCCAACACGACGGATCACATTCGATGCCGTATGGTAGGAAGAATGAAGGTAACCCATACATTGAGGCGTTTTGGAAATGGTGGGAAGGTGAATTACAACACACTTTAAGGGAACTTAGAGTTACAGGTGGTGAACCGACCATGTCTAAAGATTTTTGGAAGTTGATGAAGTGGTGGGAGCAACACCCTGAGTGTGAAGTTGAATTTGCGGTGAACTCCAATCTTGGTCAGAAAGATGCGTTATTTGAGGAGTTACTTAAAGCATCCCACAACATTAAAAGTTTTCACCTCTATACAAGTTGTGAGGCGGTTGGGATACAAGCCGAGTACATTAGAGATGGTTTAGTTTGGGATAAATGGATCACAAACATGGATAGGATGTTAGGTGAAGGTAATGTACAATCAAGTAATTGTATGATGACCATAAATGCGTTGTGTTTATTCAGTCTACCTGAATTCATGGATGAGATGTTAAAACTCAAAAAGAAACACAACACACAATCACCTGTATGTTCGTTCAATATTTTAAGATTCCCATCATTTCAATCGATAGTAACACTACCCAAAGAAATAAGACTTGAAAGAGCGGATGCAATTGAGAAATGGATTAACGACAATTGGGATGATGAAAAGAATGGGTTTATCCAATGGGAAAAGGATAGTATGACCCGTTTGGTCACCTACATCAGAGAAGTTAGTACGGGTCACGCATTTACATCCTCTTTAGAATCGAGAGAAAGGGATTTTAAATCTTTTTATACTCAATACGATATGAGGAGAGGTAAAAACTTCTTAGAGGCGTTCCCAATGTTAAAAGAATGGTGGGATAGTATACCTGAAACTAACATTGCACCATTAAAAGGTTTAGTTGATGGTGATGATGCAAAATCAAATCGTTACGTCGACGAAGTTTTAGATACCGCCAAGAAAGAAGGATGGGTGTTAGATCCCCAATGGGCAAATCCCGGTGCACAAGACTACGTGGAACCTGAAGATGATGTGGATAACATGCAAAATGAAATGATGGATTTCATTAATGACAAAGATGATGAATGATTACCCATTTAGATTTTGAAATATCGTCACTATGTAATGCGGGATGTCCTGTCTGTCCTCGTAGGGATGGGGGTGTATACAATCAGTTTAATCAAACATATTGGACTTTAAGTGAGGTCCAAAGAGTTGTCGGTGACGATCTCGTATCCAAATTAGAATACTTTAATGTTTGTGGTAATTTCGGTGACGGGATGGGTAATCCCGAAGTCGTTAATATACTAAAATGGGTTAGGGATTCTAATCCAAGTTGTCATATACATATAAGTACCAATGGGGGTATCGGTAAACCAAACCAATATAAAGAATTGGCTAAGTTAGGTGTTTGGATAACCTTTGGTATTGACGGATATGGTGACAAAAACGAACTATATCGGATAAACGCAAAATGGAAAAAAGTCGAAGAGAATATCAGATCATTCTCTGAAAATGTAATCGATAAAAATCAAATAGAGATACAGTTTCTATTGTGGGACCAAACAAGGGATCAAATTAAACCCATATATGATTTTTGTACGGACATAGGTTGTAATAGTCTCTTCTTAAGGGAACCTTTTACGTTGGGTCAATATACTCGTGGGTATAACATGAAAGGGGAATATACCCATAGTTTAACCTATGAATCGAATAACCTTACTAATAAACTATCAAACAAAAAGTGGTCTTTATCGGATAGTATCGAATTAAACCTAATTCTCTCTACGGAGGACTTAGGACAAAAACCACTTGTTGTTGAGGATAACGTTATCGAATATAACCATATTAAGAGACCGTATGAATATACTGATTTTAATAGGGTTGATGTGAACGGGGATAATTTCCAACAAACATGTTATTCTAAGAATAGTAAAGACCCATCAAACCTATCAGAGAGTCAACACAACTTGTATATAACATATGACGGTTATTTGATGCCCTGTTGTATGATACCCCCTGAATACTCACTTAGTATTGAGAATTCTAAGGGTGACGAAAACGACAAACAGAAAGAGATTTTAAATAAACTTATAGATATAGGTATAGACAAATTTTCATTGAATAATAGAACCATAAATGAGGTTTTGGAGAGCGGTGTTTTGCATGAGTTTGTCTATGATAATTTTGAGAATAACACACAGTTTATTTTTTGTAAGACTGTTTGTGGGAAATGTAATTAAATATGAAAATTAAACCATCAGAAGGAAATAAAACGTTTTGTGTTGCACCGTGGACACACACATACCTCTCACCTCAAAGTGAAAGGAGATTATGTTGTGCAAGTAGAGAAAAGGCGACTTGGGCAACACAATATATCGATGCAGATAAGGCCGACGAGAATTCCGAATATAAACCTGCGAGTTTGGAAGAACATTGGAATAGTCCATATATGATGGACATAAGGAAGAAACTTATGGCGGGTGAGAAGATCTCTCAATGTGATGTTTGTAATAATCAAATCTTGAATATCCATGTTTATAGGGATTACTTCACGAAAACTCTTTTTCCCCATAAGATTGACGAAATATTCGAAAAGACAAATGACGATGGTTATACCGAATTGAAACCGATATCCTTTGACTACAGAATTACAAACCTATGTAATTTTAAATGTAGAATGTGTGGTGACCAATTATCATCATCATGGGAGGCTGAAAATCGTAAGTTGGGTAGATATTCAAGTGGGGGTGACGCGTGGGCGTTAAAAGAAAATAAACCTATGATCCAAGAATTCCAAACAGAAGTGGCGGAAAAAGAATTATGGGATGCGGTTTACGACGGTAGGATTGAGGAAATATATTGGGTTGGTGGTGAACCACTTATGTGGGACATACATTGGGACGTGATGAAGTATTTGGTTGATAATGGACAATCAAAAAACGTTACGGTAAGATACAATACCAATTTGAGTAGGGTGAGATATAAGGACCATTATTTATATGATTATCTACCACATTTTAAGAGTGTTCAGATTTGTGCGAGTATTGATGGTATTGGTAGTAATGTCGAATATGTTAGACACGGGATCAAGTGGGACTCGTGGATTGAAAATTTTAAAGAAGGTTTATTCTTAAATGAACAGTATGGTGAATATGGTACCGCATTTGATTTAACTGTAACCTCACCGGGATTATTCTCTATGAAGGAGATGATAGACATTACTGCGGATTTAGATGTACATACACTAATCAAAACCACTTTCTCTTTCGATAGTAGTATTGTTATGTCACCCATGATGATACCACGAGAAATTCTAAACCCAATACTCGATGATATCATTGAATATGCGAGGGAAAAGTCTAAAACACACCCAAAGATTTATAATTACGTCACATGTTTCGAGGACATAAAAAAGAAAAAGACATTCCAAGAGGAGTATGATGATTGGGAGGAGGGAATAAAGAGAGGCAAAAAAAGACTACAGGAGATTGATAGACATAGGGGTAATTTAGGTGTAATCGAAGGTATCTTCTCACAAAACGAGGACCTCATAAATTGGTGGAATAGTATTGAGGTTTAATGTTAGTGTTTTTTACGAGACATAAAAAGACAGTAAGGTATCATGAAAGTAGTAAGAATGATACATCTCAATACCATTATGGTATCGTAAAGGACTTATTAAACCTGATTGGTGTTGATATCATAAATAACGACAGGGAACTTGAGAAAAATAATGTGGTCTTCATTGAAGATTTTTTCGATGTGTCGATTGAGGTTGCGAGGAAACCATTATACCAACTCAAGAACAGTCAACATTCCATTGGTAAGGATACTCATGTCTTTTTAGATAATCGTTCAGAACCAAGAAATTTCAATCTATCTAAATTTTTATATACTGCGAAGTACGAATACGGTATCGACGAAAAGAATATACACGTAATAACCGCAACTAAACATCACATATATAAAGACACTAAGGTTAATGTATATTACTTCCCTTACTTTTCTAAAGTTTTTCTATTAGAGGGTGATTATATAGAGAATGATAAAATCACCAAAAAAGTTAAAAGTAAATTAGTGTCATCATTTAATAGAAGAACTACTATACAAAGAATTCTACAAGTATCGGATATCATTAAAAACTTTAACCCTGATGAATATACTATTAGTTTAGGTGTGGATGAAACCTCTAACGTATCGAAAAAGGATCATAACCTATTAAGGTTCTTAAGTGGTAACCCCGAAATAGAATACCCCTTAATAGTGGATAAGGAACAAATCGTAACAGAGGATAATACCCAATTTAAAACAGAAATAGGTAACTCATCAAATACGATATTTGAGATAGTGAATGAGACAATCCCCACAACATCTGATGTTGGTGGGACCAATTCCATGCATGGTGGGGTATATTATCTTACGGAAAAAACATTGAGACCCTTTTTAAATCATCAAATACCTATAATTAATACCACCACGGGATTCACCAAGTGGTTACATAAAAATTACGGTTTTGATTTATTCAAAGATGTTATAGACTACACAAAGTGGGATAATTTACCTACATTGGAAGGAAGGTCTGAGGCGATTATAACCGAAATAAAGAGGTTTAAATCAAAGTACCCTGATTATAATAAGTTTTATCATGATAATCTTTTCAGGTTTCAATTAAATGAGGCCATTTTAAGGAAATTTGATACAAACCATTGTATAAAAATTAATTAGTAATGAACATTAAAAATTTAATTAAACATGATTTAAAAACTTTTGACAGAGATAAAATAAGGAAGACTTTCCAAACCAATAATCCGGTCCCATGGTATGTATTTCCTGAATTTTTGAGTGATGATGTTGTAATCTCCCTAAAAAATGAATTAGATCACGAATACACCACTAATAAAGACAATCATAAAATATTTACACGTGCAGGTTCAAACATGTTTGAGATATTGGATAACCATGAATTTGAACATGCGGAGAATTTAATAAGTGCGGTTCACTCTAAAACATTTATTAGTTTTTTAGAAGATATTACAGGTATTAAAGGTTTAATATCGGATCCTTCATTGGTTGGTGCGGGTTACATGAGATGTGGTAGAGGTGATAGTCTTAAAATCCACACTGATTTCAATTGGAACAATGAATTGTATTTACATAGGGCACTTAGTGTGATCTTTTATCTAAATCCCGAATGGGATGAGAGTTGGAATGGTGATTTACAATTATGGGACAAAGATAGAAGTGGTAAAGTACATTCAATATTCCCCTCTAATGGTAATATGTTAGTGTGGCAGTACGACAAACTTGGATACCACGGACACCCTAATCCCCTAAACTGTCCTGAAGGTCATTATAGAGATGGATTTAGATTCTTTTTCTATGTGAGTTCCTCAGAATATAAGAAAGACGATTTACCACATAGAAGTCTATATTACTATGATGAAAATGAAGGGAAGCCTATTGACAAAACCGTTGAGAAATGAGTTTCGAAAGACTGAATGAAGATCAAATAATCGAAAAATATGGAATTGAGGATCCATGGGATTACGTCACTTCCTTCGAAAACGCAATAAAGGAATATTGTGGTTATGGTTTTGCAATTGCGTGTGACTCCAACACCAACGCAATTAAACTTTGTCTTGAGTACTTAGGTATAAAAAACGAAAAAATTAGAATACCGGCTAAGACTTATGTGTCTGTACCTAATCAGATCATACATTCAGGTAACTACCCCGAATTAGTCGGTATGGAGTGGTACGGTGAATATGAAATAGGTGAGACGGGAATTATCGATTCCGCATGTAAGTTCGAAAAAAACTCTGCAATATCTCACCAAGACCCTCACTATAAAATACTTTCATTTCACCATAGGAAAATAATAAACATCGGTAAGGGTGGTATGATACTAACTAACGATGCAGAATTCGAAGGTTGGGCAAGAACAATGATCTATGACGGTAGACACAAAGAAGTGAAGTACGATAATGACGAATTCGATTGTTATGGGTATCACATGTATATGACCCCCGAGGATGCTAAAAAAGGATTATCAATACTGCATTCGGACAGGATTGGGGAGGATGTTATTATGTGTGCTTCACATGAGGACTATAAAGACTTAAGAAATCAAAACATCTTTAGTAAAAAGGTTTTAGATACTCACAATTTTGATGTATGGGACGGATACTACTACGAAAGTAAAATGATTCAAGATATTATCAAATCACCAAAAAAATATTTCAATATTATTCTACCCCAAGAGTATATGATTTATTACCATAAGAGAAATCACCTTGATTATTTTATTGAGTTGGATAATGATTTGAAAATGTGTGACAAGTATCTAACCTATTATTGTGGATCAGAGTTCGACGAGGAAATCAACAAAAGATGTGATAATATAAAAGTAGTGACATGGGACAGTGTTGACTACTTTGCAAAATCACAACCATACCGTTTCCCAAGTTTGATGTTTTATGGTAAACATCATAAGGAAGCCACTTTTGAATTACTTAAAACCATTATACCGTCAAGACACTTTTCTATTATGACATTTATCAAGGCAGGTAGAGAATGGAGGGGGTATATTGCAGAGAAATTGTACGAAACTAAACTAAATGAAAAGACAAATCTATGTTTAAGAGTTGATAGTAGTATTAGATCGTATAATGAATCAGCGTTTTCGTATACAGATAAGAAAGGTGGGGTTTTGAGATATCACCCACTTTATTGGGATAAAAACATCGATTTAAACTATAAGAGTGATCCCTCTATCGAGTTTAACATTAGTAAAACACCTGTTGAATATATGATGGGTTCGTTTGATATTGCGGTTGAGACAATCACAGATTATTTTTTTGTGACTGAGAAAACCCTTCGACCCATAATGTCAGAAAAACCATTTATGGTGTTTTCGTGTCAGAACTACCATAAAAAACTTAGTGAAAAATATGGTTTTAAATTATACGACGAGTTAATAGATTATAGTTTCGATTCGATAACTGAATTAGACAAAAGATTCGACGCTCAGATTAATGAATTGGTTAGAATTTCTAATAAGTACACTGCAGAAGAGATATTTCATCTAACGAGAGAAACCGCATCATTTAACTACTCTATTTTAGAGAAGTTAAGAAATACTAAGTTTGTTAATATCCCTCGTGAAATATATCAAACAAAACTAAGAAACGAATATAAATACCTACCCAACACACTAAATGATTAAAACATTGAACATATCAATCATTGGTTTAGGTAAGTTAGGTACCTCACTTTATGATGTCATTCGTGATAATAGTAATCATAAGTTATCATACTATGACATCATCAAAAAATATGATTCTTACGAGTTTCAGGATTTAGATGATGCAACCACAGGCAAAGACCTCATTTTTATTTGTGTATCAACACCACAACCCGAAGAATATGATGGTTCTAAAGTGATAGATCAAAAAGAGTTAATTGGTTTTGACTACAATTACGATTCTGTAGATAATATACTTGATAACATAAAAGACACTGAAGTGACCGTAGTTATCACTTCAACAATTTCACCTGATAAGATAAGAAGTATCTTCGAAGAGTACAATTATTTGAATATAATCTATAACCCTTTTATGTTTGAAGGGGGTAATGAATATCAATCAATAAAAGATCAAAAAAATGTGATAATAGGGAGTTTTTCGGAATCATATAAAAAACTTATTGATCTATATGAAGAGGTGGGTACTATTGGTCATGTGAATAAGGTTTCTCCTTTGGAGGCATCACTTATTAAGATGTTACATAATTCTTACACATCATTGAGAATAAGTTTTGTTAATTCTGTTCAAAGACTAACAGACATTACCGGTGGAGACGCTCAAAATATTTTAGATAATCTTAAAACGTTCCCACTATTTAATTCACCTAAATTTTTGAATGTGGGATTACCTTCAGGTGGTCCATGCATCCCAAGAGATAGTATGGTTATTAGTGGTCATGATGTAAACAACGGTATATTTTCAAATATCGTAAATGAAAGGTTTGATCATGTAGAGTGGTTAACAAATAGAATCATTAAACACCTAAAAAAAACAAATAAGAAAGGGGTGTCGTTATTTGGATTGTCTTATAAGGTTGGTGTAGATAACCTAACCGGATCTTCCGCGGTTTTATTATATAATTCTTTAATAAAACGAGGCATTACCTGTCTGATTGATGAAGAAGATGACGATAGTTTGATTGTCCTATTAAACACTAACCATAAACCTAAATCAACACATTATGATGTGTGGAAAGATAGATTAATAGATTATAATGACTAACGAAGAAGAATTCGACGGAAAACCATTCTGTGTTTTACCATTTATTCATTTAGCAACTCATCCCATAGGGACTGTTACACCATGTTGTATCACTGATATGGAGAATGATATGAGTACCGCCAAAAAAGACGATCTAAATTTATTTTTAGATAAAGATTCACTCGAGGATATTGCAAACTCTAAAAACTTTAAAGAAGTAAGAAGAAAAATGATCTCAGGTGAATTCCCATCCGAATGTAAGACTTGTTACTTCTACGAGAAGAATAAAATTTACAGTAAGAGAATGGAGAGTAACTTAAAGTTCTCACATTTAATTGATGACGCAATTAAAAACACAGAAGAAGACGGTACAATAAAAAACGTAAACTACAAATACATCGAACTTAGGTTGGGGACTGTATGTAATTTAAAATGTGTTACATGTAACCCTTTTAGTAGTAACAGATGGAATGAAGATGTTGATGCATTTAAAGACACTGAGTTTGAGAAAAATTACTTCAAATGTGATATAAGGACGGAGTGGTTTAGAAGTCATGATTTTTATGACGAACTATTAACTAAGTGTGATGGGTTGGAAGAGGTTTGGATAAACGGTGGTGAACCAACCCTTATTAGGGAACATGCATACTTCTTAGAAAAATTGATTGAGGATGGGAGATCTAAAAATGTGAACCTACACTACAGTATAAACATGTGGTCAATACCCGATAAATTCATAGAGATATGGAAAAAATTTAAACATGTCAGGTTACACCTATCAATTGATGACACTGAGGGTAGGAATGAATACATTAGACATGGTTCTAATTGGAGTAACATAATGAAAAACTTCCACAAGATCATGGATTATAAAGACATCTTTAGATTGGAGATATGCCAAACAGTTAGTTGTTTAAACGTTTACAATATTGATAATTTCAAACAATTTTTCAATCAATATGATATTGTAATCGCACACAACTACGTACATCACCCCTCTCATCATCATGTGTCGATCATTCCTCAGGAAATGAAAGACGAGATCATCAACAATATAAAATACCTCAGAGAAGATGAGGTCGATCGTCTAAAGGCGGAACTATTCAAAGAAAGTAGTCAAGAGGAGTTTGATAAATTTATAAGGTTCTCCAAGATACTTGATAACCAAAGAAAAAATAAAATGAGTGAGTTTTTACCCGAGTGGTCCAAATATGGACTATAAGTTCAATTATCTTTTCGATAATTACGCCCATATTGAGATCATGGTTCTCGATAAATCAAGCGGCGTACATAAAGGACAGAGTAGGTTTGTTGACTATTATCCAAATGGGTTTGATATTGAATATTTCGAATCAAGATCCGGAATAAAACGAATCAACTCAAACGATTTGGATAAATACCAATCCTATTTTAAAGTGTTAGTGAATGGGGACGTAATGAATCCAATATTCTATGAACCTATCGAGGGTGGTAGACTTATGAATACTGTCATGGGGTTTCGAATAAGAGAAAAGGTTAAACTGACCCATGAGATAAAAGGGAAAAACATACCCTTTGTTTATGTGATTGACACCAATAATTCCAATGAATTTAGGATTTTAAGAATACCTGATGAAGTATTAGAAATGGTTCACGAAGGGTTAGGTGTAATTGCAATGCATACTGCATGTGAACCCTTTTCTTTAATACCCACTAAATTTTATAATGAGTTAGTCTCATTTTCAAAAAAACATAAATTAAATAGGGATAATTTTAAAGTTCTTTGTGGTGACCAAACACCACCGGATCTGTCCATCTCTGATTTTGAGTTTGTACCCTATATGTATTTTTGGGACTTCCCATGGTTCATTAACATGAACACCGAAATAACCAAAGTTAGGAGAGACATACATACGGAGGAAATACAAAATGACTTCAGAAAATTTGCACTCAAGAACACAAACCCAATTTTCGAAAGAAAATTCCTTTGTTACCAAAGAAGAGCACATCAACACCGAAGATTGATTACGTATGAGTTGATGAATGATGATGTATTAAAAAGAGACACGTTCCTAAGTTTTTGGAATGAGGAAAGAACAAGATATCAATCCTATGAGATATACGGTTACACCACAAAGGAGACCCACTTAATAAATGATTTTTTTAGTGGGTTTGTCGAGAATTTAACTTTTGATGACGTAGATATCACCGAAAATCAGGCAATGACTATCGATCTTGGAATGCATAAAAAGACATTCCTATCAATTGTTTCTGAAACCAAAGTTAATGGTGAAGTATTCTTCTCAGAAAAAACCTTCAAACCAATGTATTGTTTACAACCTTTTATTATGGTCAATAGTAATGGTAGTTTGAAACATTTAAGGGATAAAGGGTTTAAAACATTTAATGATTTTTGGGATGAATCTTATGACGATGCACCAACATTTAAGGAGAAAATCCATAAAATCATGTCCATAATGAGAGATATAAATAAAATGGGTTATAATGAGCTAAAACAAATGTATGTAGACATGGAACCAATTTTAGTACACAACTTTAATCACTTAACCTCTTTTAATTCTTTTAGGTTGGGTGAAATATTGGAAGATATACAACCCAAAATACCATATAAGGAATTTAATGAATTGATATGAGTAAAACGAATGTTGCGGTAGTTGGTTGTAGTCACTCATCGTTTTTATTTGGGAGACCTTACCACGATTATTTAGATCCTGATAAATACAGTGTGATTTCATCATCGTCACCGGGAGGTGGGAATGAAATGTTTATTGATAAATTATATCATATTTTGTCAAATAACGATATTGACGTTATTGTGGTCCAATTAACAGAACCCGCCCGACTTACTCAAGGTATAAGAGATTTTAATATTAATTATAATAAGATGTCTTTACCTCCGAATCAAATGTACCACTCGGATCGTGAATTCGATGACGTACTGTATTATACCTTTAATATATACGATAACAACACTTACTTATCTTCGTTACTAAACGAGGATATTAAAGTGGATGATTTCATACTAAAAAATATAAGCACAACGAGATATAATTTAAAGGTAAAAATTTTTCACACACTACTATCAATCATAGGTTTATCTAAAATGTTCAACACAAAACTTTTTGTGTTTAGTTGGTTTGTGGAGTTTGATGAATTACTCAAACAAAAAAACAGGGAAAATCATTATCAGGGAATTTTAGATAACATTGATTATGTTGTTGATAAATGTGTTGCGACTTACACACACGAAAAAAGAATATACGGTAAACCTGAGTTAGATTACCATTACAGTAGTGATCAACATAAAGATATTTTTGAGGGGTACTTCTATCCTCACTTTAATAAGTTTATAAATTCATTGTGATGGGTAGAATCTTTACGTTTGGTTGTAGTTTCACTTCCTATAATTGGATAACATGGGCGGACATTATATGTTATGGTAATAGAGGGATTAACTTAGGTCAAACAGGTGGTGGATACGATCAAATCTTAAATAAATTAATTTGGGCGACAAACAAGTATAAAATTAATGAGAATGATACCGTTGTTATTATGTACCCTTCATTGATAAGGTGGGATATAAACAACCTCAGTGATGGTGATAAAAAGGTTAGTACTTGGTCTTGTTGGGGTCAGACAACTTCATCTGAGTTGGTAAAGTATCAATACAGTCTTTGGACTGAAGAATCTCTAATCCATAGAAGTTTAAATACCATACTTGCAATTAAATCATTTTTAGAGGTAAATCAAATTCCTCATATAACCACCGCCATGTTCGACGTATTCAAATATACCGATAATTACATAGGTGAGGGTGACGTGAACTCAGACATTAAAGATCACATGGAATATGTTAAGGGTGAATCGCCATTGGATGTTATTGACTTTAAAAATTACTTAATTCCTGAAAGTGATGAGTGGGATAGAAAAGGTATATACAAATTTGGTGGTGAGATTGATTACCACCCTACAATAATAGAACACGTGAATTGGTTAGATGACATATTAATACCAAGAATTGGGTATGATCGTGTTCTTGATGATAAAACCATTATTGAATTGGACGAGAAGGTAAAGTCTATGTCGGAATTTAACCATGCCAGAGTAAATCATTTCTTCGAAAAGAAGACCAACCTTTTTTATCAAAAACAAGACACAAGAGTTTATTTTGATGATGAAGATATTACCTATCCGAACCCCCAAAACGGCATATACTTTAATTTAAGATAACCATTTTCTTTTTCCCTATAAAAACGTATATTTTAAGTAATTACTAATATATGTTCACCATAGGGATTTCCGCTTATTATCATGATTCTGCTGCCTGTCTATTCAAGGATGGTAAATTAATATTTGCGTGCGAAGAAGAGAAATTTACGGGAATTAAACATGATAAGTCTTTCCCTAAAAAAACCATTGACTACATTTATAGGAAATATGGGGTTACTGACGAGAATTTGGAGACGGTGTGTTTTTATGAACAACCTAAACTAAAACACCAAAGAGTGGTGGAGACCGCCAAGAAGAATATCACTAAAAACCCAATCTTCTCTATTAGGATCCTTTATAAGTCTTTAAAGAACATATATGACCTTAATAAAAATTTAAAGGTCTTTAATAAGAATGTTTTTTACAGTAAACACCACGATTCTCACATATATTACTCTTCCTATAGTTCACCATTCAAAAGTGGTTTAGTCGTCTCAATTGATGGTGTTGGTGAATATGAAACAACAACATTCGCCCCTTATTTTAGGGGGTCTAAACTCGAGGTGACGGGAGTATCCAAATACCCACATTCTTTAGGGTTATTTTATTCGGCAATGACATCTTATTTAGGTTTTAAACCGAATGAAGGTGAATATAAGGTCATGGGGTTGGGTGCGTATGGTAAAAGAACCCACCTTAAAAACAAATTAAGTGAGATCATTTACTTTAATGATGGTGGAATACATTGTGACATGAAATATTTTGATTGGGACAAATCAGATAAAATCATGTACAATAAGAACTTATATATTTTATTGGGAATACCACCACGTTTACCTGACACCCAAATAAGTAAAGAACATAAAGACTTGGCCCGTGCGGTTCAGGAGGTATATGAAGATGTACTTTTCTCATTTTTAAATCATTTAAGAGAATTACACAAAACACCCAATATCATGTTAGGTGGTGGATGTGCATACAACGGGTTAGCAAATGGTAAGATACCATTTAGGACTAATTTTAGTAACATTTGGATACCACCATCACCCTCAGATTCGGGATCATCAATAGGGGCGTGTATTAATTATTACGTGAATAAAGGAGTTGGAGTTAGTATACCAACAACACCTTTTTTGGGTCCATCCTTCAATGTCAATAAAGATTTCAAAAAGAAGATAAAACATTCAAAAAGTTTCTACGCCAATAATGACACAATTAATAGGATCATATCAAAAGAATTAAGTAGAGGTAAGGTTATAGGTTGGTTTAAAAATGAAATTGAGTTCGGTGCAAGAGCATTAGGGGGTAGATCAATTCTTGCCGATCCAAGGAATCCTAAAATGAAAAAAAGAATTAACGATTTAGTTAAAAAGAGAGAGGGATTTAGACCTTTCGCCCCGATGGTCACAAAAGAGAGACAAGCGGATTTTTTCGAATCTAACCAAAACATACCGTACATGAATCAAGTGATAAAGGTTAAGGAAGAATATCGAGATAAACTACCTGCAATTACTCATATTGATGGTACTGCCCGAGTTCAAACCGTTAGCAGGGACAACCCAATACATTCATTACTTAGGGAGTTTGAGAAGATAACCTCTTACCCAATCTTATTAAACACATCTTTCAATATAAAAGATAAAACAATGGTGTTGACACCTCAAGATGCTATGAAAACATTTGAAGAGGTTGATATTGACATCCTAATATTACAGAATTTTATTATTTACAAACAATGAAGAGATTAATTAATTTTTTGAAAAGAATCTTTAGAAAAAAAACTAAAGAGGATAAAAAGTATAATGAAATAATGAAGGAATTAAAGAAACGTGATCCCTTCACATATAACCATTAAAGAAATGATTTATTGGATTACAGGACAGCCCTCATCGGGTAAAACAACTTTAGCATTACTACTAAAAAAACATTTAGAATTAGAGAAAAAAAACTTAAGGAAAGAGGTGTTCCACATTGATGGGGACGATTTAAGGAATCTAAGTTCCAACAAAGACTATTCACCAATGGGTAGGGTTAATAACATTAGAAACGCACAAATGATCGCCAAATTCATACACAATAAAGATTGTGATGTGGTTGTTAGTTTGGTTGCACCGTTTTTAGACCTTAGAGAAGAATTTAAAATAGATTTGGGTGACAATATAGTTGAGATCTACACCCATACCACCGAAAAACGTGAGAGAGACCACTTCCACGTAAAAGATTACGAACCACCAACCGAAAATTATATAGATATCGACACCACATTAGATTCTCCTGAAGAATCGTTATTGAAAATACTTAAACAATTATGAAAAAATACGCAATGTTCATCGGTAGATGGCAAACATGGCATTCGGGACATGAATGGTTAATAAGACAACAATTAGATCAGGGAAAGAACTGTTGGGTTGCTATTAGAGATGTTGAGGTTGGTGAAAACAACCCTAAAACAGCACACGAGGTACTTATGAGCCTCAGTGAGGAACCATTCTTTAAAGAGAATAGTGATAGGGTCCTACTATCTATTATTCCTGATATCGAATCCGTTAATTATGGAAGAGGGGTCGGTTATGAGGTCATTGAACACTTCCCTCCTGAGGATATAAAAGAAATTTCAGGAACTTCAATCAGAAATGCGAGTAAAAACTAACTCACTATTGATTTATAAAGTATTTATCTAATAAGAAAAAAGTACTTATTAGATGAAAATATTTGATCCACACATTACAGGGTCCCTCAACGTATCGGCATCGGCAAATATTCAAGGGGACTTAATCGTATCGGGAACAATTTATGGTTCCGCACAAATTACAGGACAAGTAGATGATGCTGTTAGTGCATCACACGCGGCGTCCTACCTATTAACATCAAGTTTCGAATCATACACAGGGTCAGTAGCAATTACAGGTAGTAATACCTTTATTGGGGATCAAACAATTAGTGGATCATTGTTACCTCAAGGAACACTAACCCACGATTTAGGTAGTGACAGTCAAAGATGGAGAGACATCTATTTGGCGGGTAATACCATTAATTTAGGTGGTACTAAAATCACCAAAAATGATGATGGTGATGTCGAAGTTAAAGATTCATCCAATAACTTAAAAAAGATTGTTGCCTCTGAAATTGAGATTGGGTCGGGTAATTCTAAAAAAGTACTTAAGGTTGATAACGGTAAATTTAAACTCATGGATAGTGCCGACACTAAAGATGAGGCGGCGGCGTTATCAGGATCATTTACGGGTTCCTTCGTTGGAGATGGGTCTCGTTTAGTTAACGTACCTGCAAGTGCGGTTCAAGGGTTAAGTCTTAACAAAATTGCCGATGGTGCGGTCACCGCTTCTATCGGTAACGGTAAAATGACACTCAACGCCAATTTCGAACCTGATTTAACAGATACTCGAGATTTAGGGTCACCAACAAAACAATGGAGGGATTTATTCCTTTCTTCAGGTTCACTTTACATTAATGGACAACAGGTCCTATCTACAACAGGTAACGAACTTAGAGTTACCACCGATGAGGGTGAATCAATTAAAATATTAGAAACGGGGTCAGATACCATTACATTACAGACTGAAAATGGGGATATAACCCTTACTTCATCAGGTAATGGTAATATAGAATTAGATGCACCAATTCAGATAGGTGCCGGTAATAAGATATTATCGTCTGATGGTAATTCAATACATTTCGGTAATGGATTAATAGTAACAGGAAGTATCGTATTATCAGGAACTGTAGATGGTGTAGACATTGCGGATTTGAAATCTAACGTGGATGCTATTTTGGCGGGTTCGTCAGCGGACAAAGATTCTTTCGCCGAAATCGTCTCACTCATTAATAGTGTTGATACCACTAATGATGAGGCATTTGCGTCCCACTACACATCAAGTAATAATAGGTTATCGTCTTTAGAAACCACAAGTGGTTCTCACGACGGTAGGATTGATAGTCTTGAAACGTTTAGTGGTAGTATAAACACCACAATTAAATCTAAATTAGATTCTGAAAATGTAGTATCAGGTTCTGAATTCGTATTAAATAGTACCACACCGATACTTCAGTACGTTGATGTCACTGTAACACAAAGTGGTGGTGTGTATTATATTGATGGGGTACAACAACAAATTGTTTCATTAGCGAAAGGATTAATATATCGATTTGATGTTTCTGATTCTTCATTATCAGGTCACCCATTTAGGTTCTCGTTACCTGATGATACACAATACACTGATGGGGTTACTGTCAATGGTACTGAAGGTTCCTCAGGGGCGTACGTTCAAATCATAGTTAATCAAGATACCCCACAAACATTACAATACTACTGTACCAATCATAATGGTATGGGTAATAAAGTTTTTGTTGGTGGTGCGGGAGATACTGACTCAATCACAGAAGGGTCAAACAATTTATACTACACAGATGGTAGGGTAAAAACAAAATTAAATACCGAAGGGGTAGTAAGTGGATCAGAACAAATAACTATCTCAGATACCACAGGATACAGTACTTTAGATGGTAGAATTGATTCCTTGGAAACTTTCACAGGAAGTTTAGATCTAACATACGCGAGTGACCAAGACGTTTCAGATCTTAGAGATGATTTAAATTCCTATACATCTTCTAACGATTTAACAATTGGTAATGTATCTAATGACTTAGGTAATCTTACTACAGATTTCAATACTTATACTTCATCGAACGATATTAATATAAATTCGATACAAACCTTAAATACCACACAGAATAATAGGTTAAGTAGTATTGAAACCAAGACGGGTTCTTTATCAAATGATATCACATCACACAACATAAGATTAAATTCTTTGGAAACCGTTTCAGGTTCTCATGATGGTAGATTAGATTCGTTAGAATTGAAGTCAGGTTCACTTGAGGGGGAAGACACACTCCAAAATCTTAGATTAGGTTCTTTAGAGTCAACCTCAGGATCACACGATAGTAGATTAGACTCGTTAGAAACCAAGTCGGGTTCACTTGAGGGAGAAGATACCCTTCAAAACCTTAGATTGGGTTCTTTAGAATCATTCACTGCAAGTATTGACGATACATACGCAACCGATAGTGATGTATCAACATTAAGGGGTGACTTTAATACCTACACATCATCTAATGATGATGCCACCGTGATTCAAAACGATAGGATTAGTTCATTAGAAAGTACAAGTGGATCACATAACACGAGATTAAATAATCTTGAAACCTTTGAGACCAAAGTTGATGGTGGATTAGAATTTACAGGATCCAACGTAACAATTAAGGGTGACCTATTAGTTAAAGGGACTGAGACAAGAGTTGATTCAACAACCGTTGAGGTTAGTGATAACATAATCTCTTTAAATGGAAGTGGTGCTGTTAATGGGGGTATCGAAGTAAGAGATACCACATCACCGGGCGTACTATCGGGTTCTTTATTATGGGACAGTAGTAATAATCATTGGATTGGTGGTACTAAAGGTAGTGAGGAGAGAATTTTAACAACTACCGACTTAACTTCTTTAGATAATGACATAAGTGGTTTAGATGGTCGTTTAGATTCCATAGAAATTAAGACAGGATCCTTAGACTCAACTAACACCACCCAAAATAGCAGGTTAACATCATTAGAATCATTCACAGGTAGTATTGATAATACATATGCGAGTGATGAAGACGTAACAGACCTTAGAAACGACTTAAATACCTATACATCATCTAACGATACATTAAACAATACACAAACCAATAGGTTAAATGCGTTAGAAACTACGAGTGGTTCACATGGTAGTAGAATAGGTAGTTTAGAAAGTGCTGATTCGGATCAAGACAATAGATTACAATCACTCGAATCTAAAACAGGTTCTTTAGATAATGACATTAGTGGTTTAGATGGTAGATTAGATTCTGTGGAATCATTTACCGCGAGTATTGATAGTACATATGCGACCGATAGTGACGTATCAACCCTAAGAGGTGATTTTAATAGTTACACATCATCTAATGACAGTGACATATCATCAATACAAACATTAAACACCACACAAAATAGTAGACTGAATAGTCTTGAGTCTAAGACGGGTTCTTTAGATGGTGATATATCTACGTTAGATGGTAGAATTGATTCGTTAGAAGTTGAGAGTGGGTCTATTAGAGGTACCTTTAATAGTTACACATCATCTAATAATACATTAAACACCACACAAAATAGTAGATTAACATCATTAGAATCTGCAACAGGTTCTTACTTAACAGAACACCCAAACATTACACCAGCACCATCATCTAACAATAGTGGTCGAACTTATATACAGGATGTTCTTCTCGATTCAAATGGTCACGTGACAGGTTTGACGACAGGGACTGAAACTGTGGTTAACACAGATGAGTATGTAACAGGCGCGTCGTGGAATAATAGTACTGCGGTCTTATCATTCACAAGAAATGACGGTGATACATTCAACGTAACATTATTAGACACATTAAGTGATGTTACAGTAACAGGAGGTACCTACGACAGTGGGACACAAACATTAGAATTAACCAAAAACGACGGATCAACAATAAGTGTTAGTGGTTTTGCTATTGATACAGACATTAACTATTACACTACAGGGGCAACCTTTAACAACTCAAATGGAGTTTTAACTTTAGGTATTAAAGGAACCTCCGATGTTACAGTTGATTTAGATGGAAGATATTTAACGGGTTACACAGAAACTGATCCAATATTCTCAGCATCTCCATCTGCTGGTATAACCAATACAAATATAAGTAATTGGAATACGGCATATGGTTGGGGAGATCATAGTGTAGAAGGATATGTAACAAATGATGAGTATACAACAGGTGCGACTTTCAACTCAGGTAATGGTATTATCACATTTACAAGAAATGATGGTGATACGTTTACTGTTGATATTGACGGTAGATACCTAACATCATACACTGAGACCGACACATTAGATAGTGTTGCGGATAGAGGTAACACAACAAACCAATCATTGAATATTGGTGAGTATATCTCAATGTCTTCAGCACAACCTAAAATTAAACTTATTGAAACCGACACAACAGATAAGAATAAAGAAATCTTAGTTAGTGGTGGTGGTTTATACATAAGAAACTTAAACGACGATGGTTCCGTTGGTAGTAACCTTATCAATGTTAGTAATGGAGGTAACTTAAATGTTACAGGTACCATATCTGCATCGGGATATAATGACTCGAATTGGAACACCGCATACGGATGGGGTGACCATAGTACAGAGGGTTATTTAACCTCTTACAATAATGAATACACAACAGGGGCATCATTTAATACATCAACAGGTGTATTAACATTTACAAGGAATGATGGTGATACGTATGATGTTGATTTAGACAACAGATATTTACAACTTACAGGTGGTAGTTTATCAAGTTTAAACATGAACGGTGACCTTAATATTAGATGGTCAGGTACAGATACTACGAGTTATGAATTGTTCTTCTACAACCAAAGTTATCATGCGAAAATCTACTCTACGGGTGGTGATTTAATATTAACCAATGGTACGGGAGAGAAGATGAGAACAACATCTTCAGGTATAAGTGTAACAGGTTCGGTAACCGCAACAGGTGGTAACTCCTCACAATGGAATACCGCATATGGTTGGGGTGATCACAGTGTAGAAGGATATGTAACAAATGATGAGTATACAACAGGAGCAACATTTAATAGTGGTAATGGTGTAATTACATTCACAAGGAATGATGGTGACACGTTTACTGTAGACATTGATGGAAGGTACTTAACTTCATATACAGAGACAGACACATTATCGTCTGTAACTTCAAGAGGTTCCTCAACAAGTACAGCGGTCACATTTAGTGGTGGATTAACCGCAAGTGGTGGTATTAACGGACTAACATTATCCAACGGTATTTCAGGTACCAACTTCAATATCACAGGGGTTAATCAATTAGAGATTGCCGATCCGGGTGAAGGTATTGTATTCAAACAAGGATCTTCAGGTGATATAACACTCGCAATTGTAGATGATTCTAATGATAACATTCTAAACTTATCAGGTACGGGGGCTTCGTTCTCTATAAATGGGGCAACAGTGGCCACACAATCATGGGTTTCTTCGAGAAATTACTTAACCTCACACCCATCAATTGCAGGGGTATCGTCAAACAATAGTGGTAGAACATACATCCAAGATATCTTAACAGATTCTAACGGACATGTGACAGGAATTACCACAGCAACCGAAACGGTAGTTAATACTGATGAGTATACAACAGGAGCAACATTTAATAGTGGTAATGGTGTAATCACATTCACAAGGAATGATGGAGATACCTACACCCTTGATATTAGTGATACTCTATCAGAGATCACAGTAACAGGTGGTACATATAACAGTGGAACTCAAACCCTTACCCTTGTCAAATCGGACGGTAATTCAATAGATGTCTCAGGTTTCGCGGTCGATACAGATATTAACTATTACACTACAGGTGCAACATTCAATACGGGTAATGGTATTATTACAGGAACCCGTAATGATGGTGGAACTTGGACTGTAGATTTAGATGGTAGATATCTAACAAGTTATACAGAGACAGATACTTTAGATAGTGTCGCGGATAGAGGGAATTCAACGAATCAATATCTACAGGCGTCGTATTTCCAATCAACGGGGAGTCAATTACTAAGAAGGTACAGTTCAGGTTGGACATATACCACACATGATGTTGTTTATAATGGTTGGACCTCAAGTACAGGTGATTACACCTATTTGAAATCTGCAGGAAATAGTAGTGGTGGTCATGGTATTATTGCCGTGGGTGACAACGGGTTTTGGATTGGTAGAACTGATTTAGAAACGGGAGCATTAACCGATAGTTCAACTAACCCTATTGGATATACTTTACTTAGATCAGATAGTTCGGGTAATGTTACCATATCAGGTACAATTACGGCATCGGGGTATAACAAATCGAATTGGGACACAGCGTATGGTTGGGGTAATCATGCGAGTGTGGGGTATCTAACATCTCACCCAACTATTCCGGGTGCTTCGTCTAATAACAGTGGTAGAACATACATACAAGATGTACTTACAGATAGTAACGGTCACGTAACAGGATTAACAACTGCAACAGAAACAGTTGTCAATACCGACACTAACTACTACACAACAGGGGCAACCTTTAATACGGGTAACGGTATTATTACCGGTACAAGAAATGATGGTGGTACTTGGACGGTTGATATTGACGGAAGATACTTAACTTCTTACACTGAAACCTCAACTCTATCTGATGTTGTTGGTAGAGGTAATTACTTTGGTAATTCACAATCAGGTTTTGTAACGAATAATACGTGGGGATCTGAATTCAGAAGAATTAAAAGAATTACATTCACAAGTGGTGGGTCGAATTGGGATACTGATAATCACGGTATCTTCTCAACGGATGCGAGTGGTAACTATAATGACTCTATGTCTGTTAATTCATTTAATGATTTAACATTCAGAGTTGATACCAACTCCAACAATAATACGAGTTATGTTAGGTTCATGCAACACTCCACAGGTGCGGGAACTGAATGGTTCAGATCAGGATTTGATGGTGGACAATACATTAACTTATTTAGACAGGGTGGTTATGTTGCATTTGAAGGTTTAAATCTCGCAATTTCAAACAGTAATAGTACTCATGGTTTCAATAACTACTTTAGAGGTGATAGTACACACTTAGTAATTGGTACGGGAGGTACACTTTATCTAAACTATGGACAATCCTCAGGAAATACAAGAATATATGGTAACATTTACTTAAATGATACTATTGTCCTTAACTCGAGTAGGGTTCTTCAGAATGTGTCAGGGAATATATCAATGTTCACCAATGATAGTGGATATCTAACCTCACACCCATCAATTGCGGGGGTATCATCAAACAACAGTGGTAGAACATATATACAAGACATACTCACAGATAGTAATGGACACGTAACCGGTATCACTACAGGTACTGAAACAGTAACCAATACAGATACTAACTATTACCTTAATGCAATTAGTTGGAACTCGAGTAATGGTATTATCACACTTGGTAGGCAAGGGTTAAGTTCATTAACTCTCGATATTGATGGTAGATACGCACAATACGGACACCAAACAAGTACAAATTCTGACTTTAATAATGTAAGGACTTCGGGTATCTATACCTTAGACTATGGTGGACAGGCAAATGCGAACAGTCCTGATGGTGGTGCATGGCACGCATTATGGCACGCAAGAAGTGGTGGAACAAGACAAGCACAAATCACCATACCATATAATAACGATAATATCTACTTCAGAAGAGCACATAACTCAACTGCAGAAACATGGTATGATTGGGTTAAGATATGGCACGAAGGTAATGATGGTGCGGGATCAGGTTTAGACTCTGACACATTAGATGGTCAACAAGGGTCTTACTACTTAGACTACAATAACTTCACTAACAAACCGACTATTGGTAATGGTACTATGACGATCTCCGCGGGTGGGGGTATGTCAGGTGGTGGGTCATTTACAGCAAACCAAACAGGTAGTAGTAGTGTGACAATATCTCACGCAGATACTTCTTCACAAGCATCCTCTAACAATAGTGGTAGAACATATATACAAGATGTCTTATTAGATGGTTATGGTCACGTAACAGGATTGACCACCGCAACAGAAACAGTTGTCAATACAGACACAGTAGATTATATAACAAGTGCAACATTCAATACAGGTAACGGTATTATTACCGGTTCAGGTGTGGGTAGAGCATCATTCAGTGTTGACATTGATGGTAGATACTTACCATATGGTGGAGGTACTATCACGGGTGATCTACAGGTTAATGGACACATTAGAGGTGGAGGTCAACAACTCGTCTTAAATGCGGGTGAATCACACTTATACGCTACAGGACAAACCGCTGAGTACATTTACTTAAATGCCGAACAAGGTCTTGAGATTAACTCTGAAACAGGTAATTGGTCAGGTGGATGGGCAGCAAGAAAGACAGCATATCTAAGAGGTGATCAATTAACGTTAGATGGTGAGTCATTAACCAAGACTAATATTCAAAACTTTAAGACCGCATATGGATGGGGCAATCACGCAACACAAGGTTATGTAACAAATGATGAATATGTAACAGGCGCAACTTGGAATAGTGGTAATGCGGTATTAACCTTTACAAGGAATGATGGAGATACATTCAACGTAACATTATTAAATACGTTGAGTGATGTGACTGTCACAGGTGGTACGTATAATAGTGGTAACCAAACATTAACATTAACCAAATCAGACGGTACTACTGTAGCTGTATCAGGGTTCGCGGTTGATACTGATGTCAATTGGTACACAACAAGTGCATCCTTTAATACGGGTAACGGTATAATTACCGGTACAAGAAATGATGGTGGTACTTGGACCGTAGATATTGACGGAAGATACTTACCACTTGGTGGTGGAACACTTACAGGTACAGTCTCTTTAGGTGAATTAAGAATCGGAGAACATGCGGTACATGGTGGTTATTGGGGTCTTTGGAACTCTGAAGCATCCACATCTACAACACAACAATACATGATCATCAGTGCAGGTACTGACACTTATATAAATGGTGATAATGTATACATTAGAGCGGGTAACAACTCAAATAGTAACGAAGTTAAGGTAACTACAGGTGGAACATACATTGGTGGTAACAAAGTTGCCACTGAAAGTTGGGTAACAAGTAATCCTACTCACCCATCGATAAGTGCGGCAAGTAGTTCTAACAATAGTGGTAGAACATACATACAAGATATATTATTAGATGGTAATGGACACGTAACCGGTATTACTACAGGTACTGAAACAGTAACCAATACAGACACAAACTACTACACGACAAGTGCAACGTTCAATACGGGTAATGGTATAATTACAGGAACTCGTAATGATGGTGGAACTTGGACTGTGGACCTTGACGGTAGGTACTTGACAGCGGAGAGTGATACATTAGCAACTGTAACGGCAAGAGGGTCATCTACCTCAAGTAACATTTACTTGAATAACGCATCACCAACACTATACTTACAGGATACTGATAATAGATCTGCGATGATCCATGTTAACAGTAACTACTTCTATATCCTAAATGGTAGTGCTAATAACAGTACAAGTTGGGCTCAACAAGCAAACAGTAGATGGTTATTCCAAGGTAACTTAAATAATAACGATATCACATTTGGTGGTTCGGGTGACTTCGCCGGTGTTGTTACCGCAACAGGTGGTAACTCCAACAATTGGAATACGGCATACACTTACTCACAAGTTGGTCACTTACCACTTGCGGGTGGAACCATGTCGGGTTCGATAAGTATGGGTAATAATACCATTACTAATGTTGAGTCATTAACCTTCAACGATCCGGGACCAACTGAAGGTATTATATGGGCAGGAGGAAGTGGATTCAAGATTGTAGAATCACCAAACGACCTTTCAACAAACACAGGTGGTAACTTACAGTTTGCTGTTGGATCTACAAGAATATTAACTTTAGGTTCGAACGGTGAGTCGGAGTTTACTGATAAATTAACTCTAACATCTTCCACTTCAGGATCGACAATATTTGATATACAAGGTACAAGTGGTCAGTTGTTCTCAATTACCGATGATTTAACGGGAGACTTGTTCTCAGTATCGGACGCATCAGGTGTACCAATCCTTAATGTAAATGCAAATGGTTCGGTAACACTTGATCCACTTGGTTCTCTATATGTTGGTGATAATAAAGTAATCAACGGTAGTGGTAATATCGAGTTTGATGGTCCTGTAACCACAACAAACCAAGGTAGGGGTATCTATTGGACCGCATATGATAAAGAAGGAACAACAGACGCATCTGATACCGCACATATCCTACACACAACCAATAGTGGTGGATTATCAGGTTCCGTTATTGAGATTAAATCTCATAATGACGCTGCGGATGGTGTTAACTTTATTGTAAATGCGACGGACAGTGGTGTTAGAATTAATGGTAGTGCAATCGCAACACAGACTTGGGTTGGTACAAACACATTAAATCAAACTGAGGGTGACGCGAGATACGCACAACTCACGGCGAGTAACAGTTTCACTAACTCGTACAATGAATTTGGTAATAGTACGGGTAGTGTGTCTAACGATGGTAGTTGGAATGCAAGGGTTAACGTTGCTGGTAGTTCTCATGCAAGACTTGATGTAAAATCAGTAAGTGATGGTATTATCACTTCTATGTATGCACACACAGGACAAAACGTAGGTAAGATTGGTACATATTCAAACCACTCACTACAATTAATGGTTAACTCAACAGGGGTTGTCACAATTGACTCTTCAGGTAATATATCAACATCAGGTACATTAAGTGCATCAGGTTATAACAAATCAAATTGGGACGATGCACATGGATGGGGTGATCACTCAGGATTATACTTACCTATTGGTGGAGGTACAATTACAGGAGATTTAGTTGTTGGTGGTGGAGACTTAACAATTAGTAAGGACGGTAACTACTCAACAATCTCATTCCCCGCACAAACTAATGACGCGGGATTCATTAGACATTATGAATCAAATAACACCGCAAGGATGGAATTCTCGGTGTCTGATGATTCAGGCACAACCGATCAATTCCACTTCGGTTACAGTGGTGATTTAGATAGATTTATTATTTACTCTAATGGTAGTTTCTTATCACGAGGTTCAGGTACAATTGCGGGTTCTCTTGGTTTACAAGGTGACTTAGATATGTCCGCAGGTACAACGGCAACACTTGCTGGTATCTCGGGTACAGATCAAGTGGTAGAAAATAATTATGGGGCATACTTACATTTAGGTGGATGGGCCGTAGGAAGAACGGACGCAAGTGCGGTGTTAGTGAATACGGCATATAGGGCGGATTACGCAACGAGTCTGTTCGATATGAATATCAGTAGATTCACTAATGATTCGGGATATGCATTAAGAAAATCAACAACCTTTACGAATCTAACCACAGTAACATTTACTCACGGTATTGGACACGATAATGTGATCGTACAAGTCTATGATGGTAATGGAGATCTGTTCTTCCCATCAAGAGTCAATGTTCAGGGTGGAGTTGTTGAAGTTAATTTTGAGGTAGCAAGATCAGGTAGATTAGTAGTAGTCGGATAAAAGGAAAATGTATGTTAAGAGAAAATGTTATAGTAAGTGGTTCGTTAGATGTACAAAGCGGACAGTTCATAATACCAAGAGGACCGAGGGCAAACAGACCTTCGAGTCCTGAAGTTGGTTCTTTATATCTTGAAGAATCACCAAGTGGTAGTTTTGTTGTAACATACACAGGATCATCTAATGATGATGGTGGATGGGAACCCGTAGGTTCTCAAAATACCGATAGAACCGCATTCAAGTATAGAAATATAATTAACTATTCCTATTTAGCAGGAGGATATAAATCCTCATCTCCATGGAAGAATGTACATAGGGCAACTCATGCAACGGATCAAACAGTTCATATTGGTGAACTTATGGATTATCCCGCATCTTATACTTCGGGTGCGTGTAGTAAAACCATACTATTCATATGGTCAACCAATAGTGACAATGCGTGGAAATCAGCAACTCAAGTTCACGGAACACACACAACAGGCGTACACATGGTCAATGAAACCGCATACGCTCACCAAACAAAATGGGACTTATTGAATTCAAGAGATGATCCCGGTACTTTATTTAAAGAAACGGAATTCGCATACATCTTTGGTGGATCAGTGGCGGCAGTTGAAAAGTTTAACTTAACTAACGAGTCTATGTATACTACTTACTACCCAAGTGGAACGGGACCTTATACAACCACAACAACATCTATTACGAGTACCCTTGGTGCTTCGGGATTTTCGGATGAGAATTATGGTTATGGATATGGTTCTGAGAGTGGTAATAAATGTCACTTTGCAACCGATACTTTCGAAACAAGAGCATCATCATGGGCATCAAGTGGACAACAGAAAGGGATTAGTTCTAAAGTGGGTAAAGGGTACTGTGGTAATGAAGGTACCTACCAAGGAGGATATAACCTTAGAAGATGGGATGCATTTACCGAAACAAACATTGGTAATGTACCTAAACCAAGAGGTAATTGTGGGGAAGAAAACTTCTCCATGGGACAAGACTTCCAATACATGTTAGCGTGTTATGGGGATAGTCAACAAAATAATGATAGTTGGAAGTTTACATACTCAACTGACACGGGAGTTTTAAATCCCGCGGGGTTAGCTCCGGGTGTTAATGCAGGTGCATCCTCAGGTCATTGTGGTTGGAGAAATTAAGTATTTATAGATATGTTATTCGAAAATTTAGAAATAAGTGGATCATTAAGGGGAGAAGGTAACGACTTTAAAATGCCGAAAGGTGCGAAAGGAGATCGACCATCATCACCTGAAACAGGATCACTCTATTTAGAGGAGGCTACATCAGGTAGTTTCCTTATGGTTTATACAGGTATTTCTAATAATGATAGTGGTTGGGAAAGAGTTTCACACCAATCAAATTTCGGGAAGACAGCATTTAAATATAGACACATTATTTCTTATTCATATTTAGCGGGTGGATATAAATCATCTTCACCATGGAAAAATGTACACAAAACAATTAATGCTACCGATCAAACTTCTCACTTAGGTGAGTTATTGGATTATCCAGCGTCTTATACTTCAGGTGCTTGTAGTAGATTTACTTTTTTTGTATGGTCAGTCAATACAAGTGGTGCATTTATGGGTCCCACAAGTGTAAACTCCACATACACCTCCGCAATTAACATGTGGAATGACACTAACCTGGCACATGATGCTAAATTTGATTTGTCAACGAACAGATCGGATTTAGGTACTTTATTCAAAGAACACGAATACGCATATATTTTTGCGGGTGGCACAAGTACAATGGAGATTTTCGATCTCGTTAATGAAACTAAAATAACACGAACAATATCCTCAAGTGATTCAAGTGAAGGGGCAAGTGCATTTTCGGATGAACATTATGGTTATGGTTGGGGATCGTTCGGAGGATTCAAATTTATATTCGCAACAGAAACTCAGTCATCATCAACAAAATGGGGTGCCCACGGACAACAAAAAGGAATCAGTTCAAAATTAGGAAAGGGTTATGTGGGTAACGAAGGTTCATATGCGGGAGGATATAACCTAAGAAGATGGAGTAATCAAACAGACACAAACATTGGTAATGTGGCTAAACCCGATGGTAACTGTGGTGAAGAAAACTTTACTATGGGTCAGGATTGGCAATATATGTTAGGTAATTATAATGGTGCACAAAATAATAATAGTTGGAAATTCACATATGCGACCGATACGGGCGTACTAAACCCTTCAGGTTTATCACCGGGAGTTAACGCTGGTACATCATCGGGTCATTGTGGTTGGAGAGATTAAAATTTAAGATATGATATACGAAAACATGTCCGTTAGTGGATCGTTAAAGGTGGATAAGGTCACTGCAAGACCTCCGAAAGGTTCTGCGGCGAATAGACCCACGAATCCACTCTCAGGATCTATGTACTTAGAGACATCTGATGTCCATACGAGTTATTTGATGATATATACGGGTGTAAGTAATATCGACGGAGGATGGGAAAGAGTTGCCGCACAACAAAATATGGCGACAGGTTTTAAATTTAGACAAATCATCAACTACTCTTACATAGCCGGTGGATATAAGAGTTCGTCACCATGGAAGAATGTTCATAAATCAACTAACTCCACAGATCAAACATACCACATTGGTGAGTTATTAGATTACCCGGCGAACTATACCTCAGGGGCGTGTAATCTTAGAATATTTTTTATGTGGTCGGTGAATACAGATGGTGCCCACAAAGGACCAACGTCCATACATAGTACCACCACATCGGCGGTTAATATGTTCACAGATACCAATTACGCACACCAATCACAACATGATATACAATATACAAGATCGGATTGTGGTACTGTTCATAAAGAACATGATTTTGCATGGATCTTTGGTGGTAATAGAACTGAGGTGGATAAGTTTAACTTAAGTAGCGAAACAAGGATTTTAAATTATGGTGTAACATCAATTAGTAGTGGTGGGGGTGTAAGTGCATTCTCAGACGAGAATAATGGTTATATACATTCTGATGGTGGTAATAGAAAAATGAATTTTACTACTGAAACGATATCATCATCCTCAAATGCGTGGGCGGCACACGGACAACAAAAAGGTATCTCATCCAAAGTATCAAAAGGATATGCCGGTAATGAAGGGTCATATAATGGTGGATATAACCTAAGAAGATGGGATCTAACAACCGACACTAATGTGGGTAATATTGCTAAGATTCAAGGAAACACAGGTGAAGAAAACTTCACCATGGGACAAGATCACCAATATATGTTGGGTAACTATAACGGAGTACAGAATAATGACACTTGGAAATTATATTATTACACTGACACGGGTGTTTTTAATCCAACAGGGTTGCAACCCGCAGTTAATGGTGGTACATCATCAGGGCATTGTGGTTGGAGAGAATAATATAACATTATTAGATGATAAACAGAGATATCACTTTATTAAGTGATATTTTTTTTGTATATTATAGACAAAAATAAAGGACTATGTCAGAAGGTTATACCTACAGTAAAGAATCAGGATTAAAAGACGAAATGAGTAAAAAATTACTCGATATCGCAGAGGGGGTATCATTCGCACTTCCTAAGTATAAAGCGGATAATTTTGT